TCAAATAAGAAAGAGTAAATAGCGTCTGGTTGTGGATAAACTTTAACTTTAATGTCACCGTTACTGTCCGTACCTGTAAAAGCAAACTCAGTAGGCGGCCCTGAAACAGGAGTACGTAGGTGATACACGTCGTTCATGTAACTTCTGTTACGAGTGTTAAACCTTGTTTTAGATGTCTTGTTGATAGCATCTCTTATCTCAGTCTCTTGACCAGCCCCTGTTAAACTATACTCTGACGTACCGCTTACAGTATCAAACTGAATCTCTGTACGTAAAGCAGACCAGCTGTGTGAGTTTTCTACAATCTCCTTGGCATCATTAACAAAAGCACCAATTAAAGTAGAGTACTCAGTTTCGTTAGAAGTTTCTGCTACGTTTTCCCTAAGCCTTCTTAATACGTTGTTTATAATTTCTAAATAAGTCATTTAAAAAATCCTAATCTTCAGGAGCAACATAATCGCTGTTTGCAACCCAAGTGTCATCTTGTCCCTCTACTTGGTTTATCTTGTAAGCATTTGCAGCCCAATCATCTGGTTGCACCACAGTTGTGGTTACGACTTCGGCATTAGAGGACATCAAATCAAGAATGATTTCTCTTTGCGGGCCGTATATCTGAGTTCTGTCTGAGTGCAGATCAACAAGGTCATCATCACTAATAATTCTGACTACAATTTTAGATTCTTTATGTATCAGTAGCTTCATGTCACATTCACCAGTAGCTTAGTTGCGGTAAGAGCCTTTCCTGCTAGTGTGCCTGTGTCTGTAGTATCCAAGGCTCCCTGCGTAGAAATAAAATATTTTGTACCAGCAGTAAGGCCAGTCCTGTTTGGGTCAATTGATCCTGTGGTATTTACTGTGCAAGTTGCACCAGATGACGTTGCGGCAGACGCAAATCCAACGAACAAGCTAGAATTAGTTCCTGCCACTAACGTGTTTCGCATCCAAAGGTTTGAAGAAGTAGCTCGCGCTTTATGTAATCTAAAATTTTCCGGATCGTAAGCCATATAATCATTATATCCCGCAGTACCAGTTTGATCATCAACCTCCGTGATATTTGTTCCATCCCAACTATTCATAGCAGTATAAGGGCCAGCAATTGTAAAAAATTTGTTGTCGTTTAAAGGCGCAATAATGTTGGTAGAATCGCTGTAACCTCCGGCATAATAAGTGCCATTAAAACTTGTCATAGCGTATTGCATTGTGTTGGTATAAGTATAAGCAGAATTATCGTAATCAAGAGCTACAAAATAATAAGAGCTAGAAGTTGGACCCGCCAGCATAATTAAAGTACCAGTAGCTTCATGCCATACCATATTTGCATAGCTATTACTGTACATATTATTGTCTATTTTATCGCCGTTGTATGAGCCTGAAGCAGTTATTGATTTTACTGATCCTATAGTCGGAGCATTTGTTCCGTCATAAGATACTTTCACTAATGAACCAACATTGTTGTAAACCGACAAGACATGAAATAAATTATTTGTTTTGTCATAAGCAATTCTAACGCCACCTGCCGCACCATCGTTCGTCGCGTTGTCTTGTTGCTCTCCGGTAATAGTTGTGCCGGAAGCGTTTGTAAAACATAAGACTCTGCTTTCTTGCTGAGTGGTCCCGTAAAATACTGCTGCTATTCTTCCTGTAGATGGATCGCAAGCAACATCACACGCACTGCCTCCATCACCAGAACCTCCTGCATAACTGGCGCTTGATGAAATACTAAGACTACTACTTACAGTAAGTATTGCCTTGCGTGGGTAACTGTCTGTAGATGACCAAACAAGAACGACAGTATCTGCTTTTGGGTTGTAAACGGCCTTCATTGTGTTGCGATTAGAGGATATTGAACCCGTGTTTATTGTATGCTCTGCACCAAACGTATAATTGTCAGCAGATGGGTCATAGCCAATAGCTCTTGCTTTTGGAATACCGCTTGACCTATACATCATTATAAATTTATTCGTTCCCGCATAAACCAATAATGTCGGTCTTCCCAGGCTCATAGTTTGAGTGCTGTTCGTTTCAGAGCCTAAACTAATGGTGCTTAATATTGACGTAACTAACTTTGTAACTTGGTTACTAGAATTGTAAAAAAGAGCATCGCCTTGCGCTAATGCTTCGCCAGCAGTTATATCAAGCTGACCTCCACCGCCTCCAGCATCTGCAAACGCAATAGTTCCGCTGCCGTTAGTAGTTAATACTTGGTCAGCAGTTCCGTCTGAAGTTGGTAGCGTGAAAGTCCCGACAAAACTGGTCAGGTTAGAGTCATACGCTTGAACGTCAGAACCTATTGAAACACCTAACGATGTTCTAGCAGTTGCTCCTGACTCAGTAATGAAATTACTTCCATTGCCTACTATAAAGTTACTATCCGAAGGTGTAAGCCCTGCAATATCTGTAAGTTGGGCATCAGATGCTTGCTTGGCGTTTAGCTGAGTCTGAGCATCAGATGTCAGGTTATCAATAAAGTTAATCGTTGCGGCGCTATCGCCAATGTCTCTTGATTTACTCATCTACCCATCCTTCTGCTTTTGTCCACGAACCATCAGTCCCGTAGATATACTTCCCGCCAAACCAGTCATCTGGTGCGGTTACTCCGCTTACCAAACTGGCGTTATAAACATTTAAATCAGCTATTGTGTAGTCAGAAGCGACTATAATTTTATTCTCGTCAAAAAATACGCTTTTCTCGTCATCCAAAATATAGCGCGATGTGCGAGTTGCATTATCAATGATTGTCTTCATCTATATACCCTTCAATAATAGTGTAGTAGCGGTCAATGCCTTCCCAGCCTCTACACTTGGACTAGCTGCTGTCGTTCCGTATGTTCCATCTCTCTGAACAAAATAGGTTGAACCAACAGTAAGAGTAAGACCAAAATTTGAGTTGGTTATCACTCCGCTCTGTAAAACAACATCGCCCTGCGCTCCATCAGAGATAGCAGCTTTCGCAATGCCTACAAAGTTGGAAGATGTAACATTTGTCGCAACATGCCCTGTTGTTAAAGCCCGCGCGTTGCCATAATTGAAGTTGCCGTGATCTCTGTAGGCTATAAGTACCTTTTCAGCAGAGCTATCAAATGCCCCAGCCATATAGGTAGTCTGGGCAGCGTTAAAGGCAACAGGAGTCGCAAAACTTATTGAGTCGCCGCTCAATGTACCTACGGCGTAGTTACCACCTTCTACGGTTTCATTACGATACAGAATAATAAACCTATCTGCGTTAGTGTCGTAAGTACTTCCGTAATGCTCACTGTTTACGCTTGCGACAACTTGTTCGCTTCCTCCAAATGAAGCCGTTGTCCCAGATACAGAGCCAACTCTCGTAGTTGGATAACTGTTGTTGCCTATATCTTTATAGCCAACAATAAACTTATTGTTAGCGGCACTATATTCAATCACGCACTCATAAGAGTTTGCGCTATTAAAAACCACTTTGCTACTTATTGTAGCTGAGTTACCGCTTATGTTAGCCGTAACAACAGTTCCATAGTTACTGTTAGCTGGATCAGCAAACGCCACAACAAAAACGTCTGCGGACGTGTCGTAACATATATCTGCCTTTTGTTGAGAACCCTGAGCGCCTCCGTCAGCCCGCATGTTCAACGCACTAGATGATCCATTAACATTGCTAACGCCAGTTCCAGATACTTGAAGTATCAACCCTTTTAGATAATTAGAGCTGTCTCTAAAAATAACGAAATGCCTATCATCATCAGGGCTATATTCAACTTTTATGTATGCGCCAGTGCCTTGACCAGATTGGTTATAAACCTCTGTTTCAGTGCCAAAACTGATGCCAGTACCGCTCACAGTGCCAACCCTTGCCTTTATCTTGTCAGAGTCGCCCTGATCGGCATAAACAATCAGCACTTTGTTTGCAGTAGAATCATAACTACACGCAATATTTCTTGTAGCGCCGGAGTGAAAAGTAACCACTGTGCCATAGGTAAGATCGCCATCTGAAGCGATTGTACAAACCCGAGCCTTGCCGTTAGTATCGCTCTGATCTTGATACGCGATAACTGTTTTACCCGCGTTGCTATCAAATACGGCTGCTACATCTTCTGTCCCGTTAGAATTAAATGTTGCTTCTGTTCCTAGAGCCTCGGTAATCGTGGTTTCTGCAACCTGAGTCACTGTGCCATTAGCATTTAAAATAACTGGCTTTCCTGATGCGACTGCACCACTAGCTGTGAACTCAAGTTCATTACCTCCGCCGGAAGGAGCCGCCCAAGAAATATCTGTACCGTCTGAGGTCAATACGGTTCCAGCGCTACCCTTTGTTAGAATTGCCGTGGCAGCAGATGAGTTGCCGTATATTAGTGACCCTCTGGAAAGAGCATCTAGCAGATTGAGTTCCGCTGCCGTGCTGCTGATCGATGTGCCCGCAAGTTGCAAGGTAGTGGCGTTAACCTCTCCAGAAGAGCCATAAACAACGCCCTTAGAATTAACAATAGTTCCTGCGCTAGAGCCATCTAGTAAATTTACCTCTGCTGCCGTAGCAGTTAGACCAAGGTTGGTCAGTGCAGTAGGAGCTGACGCTAAGTCAGATAAGTTATTAGATACTTGCGCAAACTTAGCGTTAGCAGCGGCCTGTGTGTATGTATTAGCTACGTTAAATGCACCGTAAGCTACTATGTCCAGAATATCGCCAGTCGCAGCGCCTGCAGCAAGGACAATATTCGTTCCTGATGTAGCGGTGAAATCTGTGCCAACTTTTAGCTTAGAGCCGTTAAGATAAACATCTACATAGCCAACATCATAAGTAATAGAAAATGTAGTTTGACTAGAGGTCGCAGTGTAAACCTGACGATTGCTTGTGCCGTTTACCGCACTACCAGCAGCAGTCCAACCAGTGCCTGTGTAGACACGCATTTCCTCTGCTGTAGTGTCCCAATACAATGCTCCAGTAAGTAAAGCAGCGCCGTCGTTATCCACACTAGGCGAGCTAGACTTAGCACCTAAATACCGATCATCAAAAGAATCATAACTAGCAGCCGCAGAGGTAGCAGATGAAGCCGCTGAAGTAGCACTACTTGCTGCATTTGACGCAGATGTAGATGCTTCTGAGGCTTTCGTGGTTGCTGTAGCAGCACTTGTTGCCGCAGAGGTAGCACTTCCTAATATACCGTCTACATACCCTTTACGAGTTAAGTCATCAGCAGCAGATGGCGTAGCTGTTGAAGTTGCCTTGTTAGAGCCTAAGACTATGTTGCCAGTCATAGTGCCACCAGCTAAAGGCAGCATTGTATCGGCATAAGTTTTGTTTACAGCGTCTGCTGAGGCTGTGGGAGTGCCAAGACCTGTAATCTTGTTTGTACCCATTGCAATAGCACCTGTCATGGTGCCGCCTGCTAATGCGAGTTTTGTAGCTATCTGATTGGTAATTGTGGTTGCAAAGTCAGGGTCATCACCTAACGCTGCTGCTAGTTCGTTTAAGGTATCTAGCGTACCCGGAGCGGAATCAACCAGACCCGCTACCTCTGTGTCTACATAACCCTTAGTCGCCGCACTTGAAGCAGCTGTGGGGGTGGCTAGGTCAGTTAGTTCTGCTGCGTTAAAATCAACAGTACCGTTCAATACAAGGTTGTTAAGTGTGGTCGTGCCGCTAGATGCCGTTACATTACCGTTTAAAGAACCTGTAACTACACCAGTAAGGTTGCCTGTGACGTTACCGACGACGTTGCCCGTCAGAGTGCCTGAGAATCCTGAGTTTGCGGTAATTGTGGTTCCTGTTATAGTAGTGGCTGAAGAGCCTCCTATAACAATACCGTTAACAGTACCGCCTGTTAATACTGCGTTACTTGAAGATAAGTTGCTGTTAGCTGTTACAGTACCTGTAGCAGTAATGTTAGCTGTGGTGATAGAAGAGGGGTTAGTACCTAGTTCTACAATTTGTGTAGAAGCGTTCTCGGTAAAGAGACGCTTATCTGTTACGTTAACTGCTAATTCGCCTTGAACTAAGTCCGACGTCGTTGGTACGTCTGAGGCGGTAGAGCTATTTTTGGTGATAATAGTCGTAGCCATGAATCTACCTTAATTAACCTCTGAATTTAAAAACAAGGGAGGCTCCGAAGAACCTCCCCAGTTAACTTAGTCTTACGCGTTTACGTTAAGAATAAAACCACCTTCAGGGCGTAGAACCTTCACGCCATACAGATGATCAGCAGTGTACAAGTTAGAAAGCCATTCCTGCTTGTACTGAGTCTGAGAACGAACACCCATCTGCTCAGCAAGAACGAAGGCGTCCTTGTGGAGAAGAAGAGCTGCTTTCAGATCGTTGGCATTAGCAGAGTTATCCCCTGCGGCTTCAGTAGTAGCACAGTTAGTGGATACGTAAATATCAACACCGTAGATGTTACCAATCAAACCATTCTGTACAGGCTGACCGCTTACGAAGTCAGAAGATACATAACGATCAACACCCATAATAGCATTACGCAGTGAGGGTGGGATAACAAAGCAACGATTGTCGAAAGGCACGTCGTTGTCATCCATCTTCTGAAGCAAGGCACGGAAACCAGCGTCAGTAAAGACGTCAGTAGCGGTTACCGTATCTGTGGCGTATGCGGTTAGGCCAGTAGAGGCATCAACGTAGTAAGATGCAGTGTTTACATAGTTACCAGTTGCATTGCCAAGACCAGTAGCCAAACCATGAAGGTCTGAATCTACCTGCTTAGCCAAAGCATAGCCAGCATCACCAGTGTAGAACTGACGCAAAGAAGACAGCGCTTGTACGTTAGTGATGTCTTCAATTAGCCGTGAGTATTCAAAGTGCTTGTCGATTACGACCTGTACTTCGCTCTCAGTAGCGTTCTGAATGCTAACTGCTGTATTAGCAGACTTAGCAGTCGCGGTTCCACGAACGGGAGCAGGAATATGGACAGTATCGCCCTTCTTACCTACCATGCTCATTTTCTTGACGAGTGGTGCGAGTACGAGTGAATTTTCGTAGGCCGCAATCACCTCGTCTGACCAAATTTCTGGTATAAAAGTAGCTGCGCTAGCATTATCCACAGCATTGGTCATATTGGGGTATACAGACTTAGTAGTCATAATAATCTCTTCCTATAAATGATTATTTGACCCGTCCTTCGGCATAAGCCTTCATTATTTCGCCCTGAAGAGCTTCGTACCGATTAGGGTCGTTACGCATTAGTTTAATAATGTCTGCTCTGCGGAAGATTTTCTTACCCTTCTCACTACTGCCAGTAGCGTTTCCAGTGGAAGCGTTC